TCCTCGCAGACCTTCAGTCGTGGCCGAGATCTTTGGCATAAGCGCCAGCCACGTCTGCAACATTCGAGCAAGGAGAGTAGGCAATGTCTGATGTCATGCAGCGTGTCCCGGTGCTGATCCCGCGCAAGCCCGGTGTATTCGTATTGTCAAACAAGAAGAGGAGACTGGCGTATATCGCTTATTCGACTGATATGCAGAAGAGATCTCACTCTCTGGCTCACATGTTGCAGAACCCCAAGACCCATTGGAGCCTCAAGGATCTGCCGAAGCATCCTGCCGGTGAGTTCACGTTCATGGTGATCGAGGAGGATGTCGCCCCGCCGCAAGCCCCCCGCATCGTTGCCGCCGCCGAGCGCGCGGCGAAGAACAAGAACTACCGGCTCGTCGAGGGCTCGCGCTCGACCATCCCGATGGTGACCTTGAACGGCCGCCATATGACGCTTGCCGATGCGCTTGCCAGCACCAGATCACGCGTGAAGTACATCACGGCGTGGCGGCGCTTGGACCGGGGCTGGACGCCCGCCCAAGCCATTGGCATCGACCCGCCGCCCATCCGCTGGGACCCCGACGAGACGGCCGCTCGCAGAAAGCGGGCACGAGGCGCTTCCACCCCCATCCGCAAAAACGGAGCCTGACATGAGCCGCCAGCACCACGAGGACACCCTGCGTAATCTCGGCCACTCCGACCCATCGCTCCGCAATCCCACCACCAACCCCACCGCTCAACAGCAGCTTTATCAAGGTCATCAACAAGACGACGAGATCGCCGCAATGGACAGACTCGTCAACCTCCTCAAGCCGTTCGACGATGCCGCCCGCAAGCGCATGATCCGCTACGCCATCGACCGCCTCAAGAACGTCGCTACCGAAGAGGAGCCGTCATGACTAACACCACTAACCCCGCTCAACCCCCTGCAGGCGTGCGCTGGCAACGCGCCAACCGCAGCCCGTCCCCCGTCGCCCCCCGTCCCGGCTCCCCTGATCACGTCGCTACCCCACCGACTTCCAAGACCATCATCACCGCCACACCCGAGACCTTCGGTGCTGCCCTGCAGGACGCCGTCGACAAAGGACAGGTCTTCAAGCTCGACTACGACATCACCATCGACCAGCCGATCACCATCGACATCCGCTACTCCCATCGCGGCTGGTTCGGACTCGACGGCCAACATCACAAAATCTACTCGACCGTTACCGGTGCACCCGCGCTTACCTTCACCATGCCGACCTCGCTCCACGGCGTCTGCGCACGCGGCTTCTACTTGGGTAATTTGACCATGCTCGGCAACCTCGCCGAGGAGGGCGGGCTCAAAATCGACGCTCAAGCCGAGGACTCGTGGCTGGTCGACGCCCATCTCGAAAACATCTGGTTGGAGAACTTCGGCGGCAAAGCCGCACTCACTTGCCGAGGCAATCTGTTTGAGTCATCGTGGTATGATGTCTCAACACAGGACAACGCAGGTGCGGGGCTTTATTTCGCCAACGCCGGAGGAGCGGCCGTGGCGTCGGCAATACGACTATTCGGAGGAACGCAGCGCCAGAACGGCGGCGCTGGTTATCTGGTTGATGCTTATGATGGTCCCGGTGATATTCGCCTGCATGGTCTGTATTTTTGCCTGAACCGGGGCGGCGGCATCGTCAGTTGGGCAGGCTGCGAACTGATCCACGACTGCGGCTTCGAGAACAACACCGACTTCGGCATCAACGTCCAGAACTACTGCACGATGAACCGCTGCACCGGCTCGACCATGGGCACGCAGCCCCAGTTGGTGATCGGATACCTCGCAAACCCGTGGAGCATCACCGACTGCAGCATGGTGGGCTACGCCGGGGCCGACCCCTCCTTCGGCACCTTCACCGGCAATGGCCAGCGGCTGACATTCCGGGGCCGCTACGACACCTCACGCATCTCGATAGGCTCCGGCGTCGATGCGGTGTTCGCGCCCTGAATGCGGACACCTGTTGACCCTTGATCAAGTGGGGGGCATCATGCCCCCCTCTCTTTTGGGGAGATACCAATGGCTGATGCTCCTGCTTCCCTCTCCGCTTACTCCACGCCACTGGGTCCGGCCGATGCCGAGCATCCTCAAGGCACCCTTAGCGATGACCAGAAGGCCGAGGCTGACCTCGTGTTCGCCCAACTCGAAAAAGAGGCGGACTACGAGGGATGGAAGTACATGAGTTCCCGCGTACCGGCGGCCTTTCAAGAGTACTTCCTCGCGTCGCATCCCAACCCAATGGCCCCGCCTGCCGAGGGCGCACCAACCCCGCCGCCAGCCTGATGTCGGCTGAAGAGGAAGTCCAAACCCTGCACGCTGCACTGAAACCGCGTGCAGTGGCGGACTACGTCCAGTTCTTCCTTTCTCGCACCAGACCGGACTGGCAGGACCAAATGACATCTTTGGTTGATGCCGACCTCGCCAATCCTGACGCAGGCATCGCCTACGCCTACATCGACGCGCAGGCCATCACAGGCGGCACCACGGTGACCATGCAGTCGGGCGAGCAGCACGGCAACAAAACTCTGTTCGCACCGCGTGAAGGCGGCAACGGCATCGCCTTCACCCAGCCCGTCATTATCGAGATGCAGGTGTGGTTCCCCATCACCGACAATGCCTCAGGGCAGGGCCTCCTGACCTTCGCCCTCAACAAAGGCGGCACCGTCCTGCAGCGCGCCAACGTGCTGATGAGCGGCCAGTACGTGTCGACTAGCTACTTCGGCATCATGATGCCCGGTGACGACGTCTCGCTGATGGCCACCGCTCCCAGCGGCAGCGTCGACATTCGAACGGACGGCTACGCCACCGTCGTCGCTACACCCGTCCAGATGTGAGGTAACATGGCTGCTCCTACTCCTCCCGTTGGCTACTCGGCGGCTGAACTCGACGCCATCTTCGCCACGCTGTTCACCGAGGCCAACGCCAACCGGGCGAGCTACATGCAGACCCGGACACCGCCCGAGTTGCAGCCCTACCTGAACTATTACTACGGCGTGAGCCCTCCCGGCGTCGTCACACCGTCTTACGCCAACGTCATCGCGACAGGTGTCATCAAAGGCACACCGGGCACGCTCATCCGTGTCATGGTCGTCACGCCGGGGACCGGGTCAAACTTCACCATGAACAACTGCGCCACCGTGGGTGCCGCTACCGCTGGCAACAAGATCATCGACTATCAGGCGTTTCCCAATGGGCTCTATGCTGGTCAGATTATCGAGGTGAACTTCACGGCCAACGTCGGCATCGTGGTGTCGAGCATACCGACCGGCGGACAGTTCACCATCGTCTACACCTAGGTCCAACCGGCAGCCGTCACAGGTTGCCGTCTCTGCCTAGGCGGAGCCATCCGACGCGCGATCTGGGCCGCCGTCTGTCTGCCGTGGCCCAGCACAGCGTACTGGAGCGCGTCAGGTAAATGGCTGTGCGGGTTTTTATCTGGCTTGGGCCGCGAGTCATCGAGATTGGTGTAGGTGTAACGATAGCCGCCAGCCATGGCGGCGATCAGGCGCGGGCAGCCTGCCTTGCTGAAAATGATCGCGGGGCCGCCCATCCTCTGTTGCAGCAGATAGTCCTCGACCGCGCGTATGCGGGGGTCGATCAGATTGGTTGGTGCCGCAACGACGAGGAAGCCGCCCATCCGCATGATGTCGAACGCGGTGCGCTCGTCGAGCGATCCCTTGTCTCGGCCGCTGGGATCGCCGACCACACAAACCCGCTTTCCAAGATAGCGCTCGGTCGCCAATAATCCCCGCAGAATGGGCAGTTGGGTCTGTAGACCAACGTCTTCAGCCCACAGTTCTTCGAGCACGAGGATACGGCCATACTGATCGAGTTGGGTAAGGACCGACACCGGGTTGCGGCCAAAATCTTGGCCAATGATGAGTGGGACGTTGATCGGCTCGATGTCGTCGACCACGTGAAACCGGCGCGAGAAGCTGTCCTTGAAAACGGCAGTCCCGCTTGGGTCCGGTGCATATTTGGCGTGTACGTAGCGGTCTACCCAGTCCTTGTTACGCGCCCGGGCGAGGCGGGCATAGTAAAGACGCCCCTGTGCTATGCGTTCGGGGTGATTAAAGGGTAGCTTGAGCGTCTCTGGCGTTTGCAGGAGGTAGTTAAGATTTTCAGCACCTTCATCAAGGCCACCGGGCTGAAAGAACACCTGCATATCGGTTGGCGGGTTCTCCATAAGCTCGTGCCACGGCGTACCCTCGGGCGGCATGTTGGTGTCAGCTACGATGCCGTACCATTTGCAGCCACCTTCGGCAGCGCTGGGGTATCGACCACATCGCCCGGACAACGGACCTATGAGGTCGACTTCGGTTTCGATTGCTTCGTTCAGCATTGCGCCTGTGAGTTGGAGCGACAGCAAACGGCGTTGATCTTCCGGCGTCTCCAGCGGCAACAGGAGCCATTCGGACCTCACGTCTTTGAAGTCGAAATGCAGCGTCGACTCAGAGACCTTCCACTGGGCGATGGGGTGAAACCATGACACTGCATCTTTTAGGACGGTATTTTTTAACTGTGACAGTGTCTGTCGGCAGATTGCGAAGCGCGTCCGGCGTATGCCGTCAGGAGAGGGCCACTGCTCGCAAGATCGGCGTAGAAGCTCCATCAATACAGTGGTGGTTTTACCGGAGCCGTAGGGACCTGCCAGCAACCGGAAAAACGCCTCCGATGACATGAAAGCGCTGCAGACCGGCGGCGCTTCGAAATCAATGCGGTGGGTCATGGTCAGTTATGGGGACTGCGTCGATTACGGGCGCTTCCCTTTCTTTGATGAACTGGACCTTTTCGTTGCCGAACGAGATGTTGATGACGACCTTTCCATCGCCATCAGCAGGCACAGCGCCGCCCTCCATGCTAGCCAGTCGAGCAGCGAATTTAAGCGCTTCGACTTTGCCGGAGAGTGGTTGGTTCTTGTCGTGGACGAGGTCAAAGACCTCAAGGAGACTTTCTTCAATGAGGGTCGCGGCCTTGGCGGCGATACGCGCACGAATTGAGCCGGAGTCAGAGCCGTTCCAGATCGCAAGCTCTTCTTCGAGTCGCCTTTGGAAGAACGGGAGGTCGAGGATTTTCTCATAGGTACCGGTACTTAGCTGAAATTTTTTGAGAACAGCATCACGCGGGATGATGTCTCGGGCGACTTCCCGGGCGAGTTGGGAGATCACCACTTCGTTCGGCGTACTTACAACGTTGTAACGTTCGGCCATGAAGCGTAGATTGTGATAAATTTCTGTTACCTGTCTAGGGGTTGAGATGGCCGATCTGACCATGGCGGGGGGACCGGCGGCGGGAGCACCACCGCTCTACCGAGGTCTTCGGGTCGTATCGAACGATCAACTCGACGCAGTTCAGCAAGCTGAGAACGAAGCGCGCCGTCGTGCCGAAGACGAGATGCGTGCTAACCAGCAGCAGTACGTCGGTCTGGCAGGTTACATCCGCACGCAGTGGAATATGATGGTGCGCCATCGCAACACCATTGCCGGATGGTCTGACCGGCTGTTGCAGGCGTTTCGGGCATTCAATGGCCAGTACGATCCACAGAAGCTGGCGGAAATTCGTAGGTTCGGGGGAAGCGAGGTCTATTGTCGACTTATCGCTGCCAAGTGTCGCGGTGCGTCTAGCCTCCTGCGCGACGTCTATCTTGGGGCCGATAGACCTTGGGGTCTCGGCCCCCCCGACGATCCTGACATTCCGCAGGAAGTTCTCGATAACGTTCAGGCTCTGATCAAGACCGAGGTGATGACGCTGATGCAGGCGGCAGAGCAGGGGCTGGGTCAGCCACCTCAACCTGCCGTCGTCAAGGAGCGGGCGTTCTCATTACTCGAAGCAGCCCGGACAGCGGCCAAGAAAAAGGCGACAAAGCAGTGCCGCATCGCCGAGGACAAGGTCGACGAGATCCTGTCAGAAGGCGGGTTTTATAAAGCACTGGCAGAGTTTCTAACTGACATTCCCTTGTTTCCGCTAGCATGCATCAAGGGCCCAACCGTTCGCATGGTGGGCGAGATCCAGTGGATCGACAAAAAGCCGGTGCAGCGGTTCATACCGAAGTTGTGGTGGGAAAGACTATCACCGTTCGATGTGTGGATGACGCCCGGTGTGGCCGATATCGAGGATGCCCAGATCGTCGAGCGCTTCCGCATCACCCGTGCCGACTTGAACGACCTCTTGGACCTTCCCGGCTACAACAAAGACAACATCCGCTACATCCTCGAATTCTACGGCATGCAAGGATTGACCGATGACTGGGATACGACCGATGCCAGTCGTGCCGTCATGGAGAGTCGTGAGAACCCGGTGATGAACGAGTCACACATGCTCACCGGGCTTATGTTCACTGGGAACGTCCAAGGTCGAATGCTCAGGGAGTACGGCTTTGGGCCCGATGAAATTCCCGATGAACTCCGCGACTATAGCGTCCAAGCTTGGTTGATCGGTAACTACCTGATCAAGGTGCAACTCAATCCGAGTCCACGACGGCGTCATAACTATTACATCACCAGTTGGGAGAAGGTGCCCGGGACACCGATTGGGAACGGACTTCCAGATATCATCAGTGATCTTCAAGAGGTCATGAACGCGACGCTCCGTTCGCTCGTCAACAACATGTCGATAGCATCGGGACCACAGGTTGTGGTCAATGATGATCGTATGTCCGGCCAAGAAAATTCGGACGAGCTTTATCCGTGGAAGCGATGGCATGCGCTGAACCCTACAGTGTCGGGAGTACAGGAGCCTCCCGTGACATTCTTTCAGCCCCAGATGAACGCGCAAGAGTTACTGGGAGTGTTCAATGCTTTTTACGGGCTGTCAGACGACATCTCGGCGATACCGAAGTATCTATCGGGCAACAGCCCGGGTGGCGGCGCGGGACGCACGGCGTCGGGCCTTGCTATGCTTATGGGAAATGCGAGCAAACTACTACAGACCGTTTGTGCCAATATCGACCGCGACGTCATGGTGCCGAACCTGCAGAACACGCTAGACATGATCCTGCTGACCGACACGACGGGTTTGTTGAATGGCCAAGAGCAGGTGGTGCCTAAGGGCGTGAACGTGGCGATGCAAAAAGAGACGATGCGTGCTCGCCAACTCGAATTTCTGCAGATCACTGGCAATCCTATCGACCTCAGCATTATCGGTCCTAAGGGTCGTGCTGCTGTTCTCAGGTCAGTGTCCCAGACCATCGGTCTTGATGGCGAAGAGATCGTGCCAACGGAAGAGGCACTCGACGCCCAGCAAGATCAAGCGCAAGCTCAAGCAGCCGCACAGGGCGTGCCCGGTCACGTACAAGGACCGCCGCAGCCTGCGGGCGGTAGGGGTGGGGCCGGTGGCAGCGCACCACCGGGCCCGCCTTCTGCACCGCAGGGTGGGCCACCTGCGAACCCGCAGGCAAATCCGGCTCCTGCAGCCAATGAGGACATGGGTCCGCGTACCAATCTCTTCGTGAGACGGCCCGGAGTGGGTTAGTTACAACGTTGTAAGGAGGTCGAGAAATGGCCAAGACGACGGAGAAGAAAGCGAACTGGGACGTTGGTGGCGATGGCCACATGTACGGGTTCCGTGGGTCGGGCAAGCAGACGCCGGGACACACCTCGCAGGAAGGGACGGGTTCGAAGGGAACGTCGAAGCCGTACCGGGCTGAGGGTGGACCGACCGGCCAGTACTATTCGACTGGCACCAGCAACCGCGACTATGCAGGCACGCAGGAGGCAGGCACGTCGGGACGCACCAAGAGCGGACCGAACAACAAGTTTGCAGAAGGCGGCAAGACCCACATGTTCGGCAATCGCGGATCGCGCAAGGCCGAGCCGGGTCAGTCGGGACCCTGTGGCTAAGTTCACCGTCCCCAAGACGCTGCAGCGGGAGATCCCGGTCAAGGTGGGGTCTCAGATGGCCAGTAGTTATGTGTTTGGTCATAACCCCCGCAAGCAGGCGTATTCTGGTTTTCACGAACCCGCTTTCGGCGTGAAGCAGAAGCCGCTTCGGCTTGGTTCATCTGCGCCTCACAAAACAGAACTTGATGCGTTCGAGAGCAAGCATGGCTTCGTCGGAGGCTTTGGCCGCACAGGGATGACGGGAGAAAGTTGATGCCTCGCAGCAAAGGCGTGCCGCTTAGAATGCCCAAGATGATAATCAACAAGGGCAGCCAGACGCGGCCGATGTTTCCGTCGAAGCGGGCGTTGCGGGATATCACCCGGCCCGGTGCACAGACCGTCGGCAACTACGCCAAGATGACGCCGAGCGGAGCCAACGCCATACCGGACACCTACACCGGCATCATGAATGAGAGCTTGCAGGGACCGCAGGTAGTCCCGGCATTGACCGGACAAGAAGATGCCGAGCAATGATCCATTTGTGCAGATTGTGAAGTGGGCGGCTGAGTTAAAACGAGGGTCTCCTGATCGGTACGACAGTTTCGTCAAATCGGTGCGCGATTATGCGGAACGGGCCAAGACTGACCTTCTGGCGGCATCTCAGGAGAAATTTATGGGTGCGCAAGGTAAGGCGCAGACCCTTGATGAACTCGCACGAAAGCTCGAAAACGTGCTTAATCTCGACGAGCAATACCGGACGAGGACCTGATGGCAACCCCTTTGAGACGAGAACAGGCTCCGGCTATAGATCCTGATGTCGTCATTCCACGCGCTGTGCGTGAGGCTGCAGCCCGAGCCGATACGGCATTGGGCACTAGCGTTCCAGTTCCAGAAGCGGCTCCTCCTTCACCCTCCAGCGGTAACCCCACCCCAACCGCTGGATCGGAGCCGCCTCCTGCGACGGCGGCTCAATCCTCCCAAGAACAAGCTCCGCCGTCGCAGGACCCTGTTCGGCCGGAAGATTGGGAGCGACGGTACAAGACCGATTTCGGTCGGCTGGATGCTGATCGAAAACGGCAGACCGCTTCAATTCAGGAGATGTCGACACGCATTGACCAGCTTCAGCGTGAACTGGCAGCGCGCCAAGCGCCACCGGAGAAGCGAGCCCCGCCTCGTCTCAACATCACTGAGGATGAGTTTAACGACTACGGTCCTGACTTCATCAGTATGATCCAACGTATTGCCCAGCATACCGTGCAGGGTCAGATCGAGCCATTGGCGCAAGAGGTTGGGCGAACCAAGCAGCAAGTCGGCATTCATCAGAATATGTCGATGCATGAGCAAATGACTGCGTTGTTTCCCCAGTGGGCGGATCTGAACAGGTACCAGCCCTTCATCGAGTGGGTGATGTTGCCAGATCCGTACAGTGGTGCTATTCGTCAGAGACTGATGCAGGAGGCGTGGGACGCCGGAGATGCGCGCCGGGTCAACGCTTTCTTTCAGGGCTTCCTAGCTGAGGAGGCCGCCTTGGACCCGACGAGGGCGGGGCGTTTGAATGGGGGCGGTGCCCCGGCTGCTCCTAACGGGGCCCCGGTCGCAAGTCCACCTCTGACGCTCCAGCAGCTTGCCGCACCGGGCGGAGCCAGATCGGCGCAGCCTATGCCCGCCGAGAAGCCAGTCTACACCACTGAGGACATCACCCGGTTCTACACCGAGGTGGCCGCCGGTAAATGGCGGCACCGCGATGCAGATCGAGCGGCGGTTGATCGGGATATCCATCAAGCGCAGCACGAAGGCCGGATCATTCTCAACCAACGCAGGTTCACGCCGCCTGCGCCGCCGAACGGCCAAACGCGCTAGGGGGTGTGACCTGTCTTAGGAGACAGGCATGGCATATCCTCTTGCACCAACTGCACCCGTAAATCAGCCGATCTATCCGGCTGGTTCGGCGTCACCATCTCCCGCCTACTCGGGCACGTTTATTCCCGAGATTTGGTCGGGCAAACTGATCGAGAAGTTCTACGCCAGCACCGTGCTGGCCGCGATCTCGAACACCGACTACGAAGGCGAGATCAAGAACCAAGGCGACAAGGTTCACATCCGCACGAAGCCGACGATCACCATTCGCGACTATCAGGCCAACGGTGATCTGACGCTCGACCGTCCCTCGTCCAACATCGTCGATCTGCTGATCGACCAAGGCAAGTACTTCGCCGAGATCCTCGACGACGTGATGGAGATCCAGTCCGACATCAACATGATGGGGATCTGGTCCGATGACGCCGCGCAGCAGATGAAGATCGTTGTCGATCAGGCGGTGCTGCTGGGTATGTTGGGTCAAGCTGACTCGCGTAACCGTGGTGCCACCGCTGGAGCGATCTCGGGCAACATCAATCTTGGCGTTACTGGTACGCCGATGGGTCTCAATCCCATCCTGCCCGGTACCCCTGCCGCGACCGATGTGACAGTGATCTCGGCGATCCTGCGACTGGGACTCGTCCTCGACGAACTCAACATCCCTGAGCAGGGACGTTGGATCGTGATGCCTGCATGGGCATCGGCGATGATCAAAGAGTCGGAACTGCGTCAGGCGTATTTGACGGGTGACAGCGTAACCCCGTTGCGCAACGGTCGTCTCGGCATGGTGGATCGGTTCACGATCTACGTGTCGAACCTGTTGCCCAAGGGCCCGATCACCGGTCCGCCAGCCTTGGCGGCTGGTGAGTGGGTCATGTACGCCGGACACGCGCATGGGCTCACCTTCGCCTCGCAGATGAGCAAGGTCGAGACAATGCGGTCTGAGCGCACCTTCGGCACGATCCTGCGCGGCTTGCAGGTGTACGGCTACAAGGTGCTCGACGGCACTGCGATTGCTCAGGCTGTCATCAAGGCGGGAACCGTTCCGGTCTAAGGTCCGCTGGCTACGGGTGACTTACAACGTTGTAAGTCACCCGTTGAGGAGGGCCTATGGATACCGTCATTTCGACACCGCCGGATAACCCGCAGCCGGGTCAGATCTGGTACGACAATCGCACCGGGCTCTACTTCGAGTGGACGCCTCGCACGGGCGGCGGGTACGTGTGGGTTCAGTCGCCCGATCAGCATGGCGTAGCAGCGACAACTACACCACCGACGTCACCCAATCCCGGCGATTACTGGTACGACCCGCGTTCGGGTTTTTATCTTGTGTGGACGCTGCAGTCGGATGGTCGTTACATTTGGGTGCAGCGGGCGGAATTGCCGAAGGTACCTGTTTCGCCATTTGCGGCTCCAATAGTTTCACGTACACCTTTGCAGACAAGCTCGGCGTCGCCGCCTAACAATCCGACACCATGCGATCTTTGGTACGACACGGTTTCTGGATTTGAGTTTATTTTTTACGACGACGGCAATACTCAGCAATGGGTAGTGACGGCACCGGGACGAGGCGGCAATCAAGGACCACCGGGTCCACCGGGACCACCCGGATCGACGTGGCATGGTGCGTGGAGTTCTACAGCGGCTTACCATGTGGATGATACGGTCGGTTATGGCGGATCGACGTACATCGCGCTCAAGGACAATACGAACGTTACGCCGGGAACCGATCCGACGACGTGGCAGGTTATGGCTGCCAAGGGCGACACAGGCGCGACGGGTCCACAAGGTCCAACGGGTCCGCAGGGTATTCAGGGACCAACAGGTGCGACAGGTGCACAGGGACCACCGGGTGCTGACTCAACTGTGCCGGGACCGACAGGACCACAGGGGCCGGTGGGTGCTACAGGACCACAAGGGCCTACTGGCGCGACGGGTGCGCAGGGCATCCAAGGCATCCAAGGTATTCAGGGCCCGGTTGGTCCGACAGGTGCAACAGGATCTCAAGGTCCAGCGGGCGCTACGGGTGCGACGGGTCCGGCTGGTCCCGGTGTGCCGACGGGTGGTACGACGGGACAGGTATTGACGAAAACGTCGGCGACCGACTTTGCGACGAACTGGCAGACGCCTGCGGGCGGCGCATCGGTGACGATCTCCGACACCGCGCCGGTCGCGCCGGTCGCCGGGAACCTGTGGTGGAAATCCGACATCGGCCAACTGCAAATCTACTACACCGATCCGACGCCCAACTCGTACTGGGTACCGGCCGCGCCCGCGCCCAGCATCGTACAGAACACATGGCGGCAGCTTGGCCGAGTCGTTCCAACGGCGGGGCAGGCGACGGTCGATTTCACGGTGTTGCCTGCCGACATCAACGATTTGATGCTGCATTGGGATGTCAATCCCAACGCTAACAGCAACAACTTCGCCATTCGTGTCTACGACGCTACGGGTACGCTCGATACGGGCAATAACTACACTTGGGCGCTGACCAATATGCAAAGCAACATAGCATCGGGAGCCTCACCGGGCTCCTATGGCAGCACCACTACAGCCGATGCGGCACGTTGGGTTGTCACCAATCCGGGGACAGGCAACCAGCCCAACACGACCAACGGTATACGCGGCAGTGCCCGATTGGCGAACATCAGGGATGCTCGCCGTCATAGCATCGATTACCAAAGCACTCATTTTAACGATGCCAACACTGCCCAGTTTTCCGTAGTGGGCAGCGGCGTGTGGGCCCCAACAACACAACAAGCCATCACTGGCTTGCGGCTGTACTGGGGTGGCACGACCTTCGCCGCAGGGGGCGCGGTCACGCTGTGGGGGAGTCCTTAATGGCGCTCGACTTCCCTGCCTCGCCGACCAACGGCCAGTTGTTCCAAGGCAGCAACGGGGTCGTCTACCAGTGGTCGAGCGCGGGCGGGCTCTGGCTCAACTACGGCGTTGGCATGAACAACGCCATCATCGCCACTTCGCCGCCCAGCAATCCGGTCGCCGGTCAAATTTGGTGGAGCCCCGACACCGGGACCGCTTACATCTGGTTTACCGACGTTAATTCCAGTCAGTGGGTGCCGCTCTGCCCGACGCCCAGCGTCAATTTCTTGGGCTGGCGTCAATTGCAGCGAGTCGTTCCGACGGCGGGACAAACGACCATCGACTTCACATCGTTCCCCAGCGATATCAACGATCTCGATTTGAGGTTCGATGTCATTCCGACCACGGCGTCGGTCAGCCAGCTTATGCTGCAATACTTCAACGCCAGCGGAACCATCATGAACTCTGCTGGCAACTATGGTTGGGCTGGTGGCTACAACGCCAACAACGCCGGGGCGGGCGCGGGGACGCTGAACTGGAACAACAGCCAAGCGGGTTTCAGCGACGGCATCCCGATGTTCGCGGCAGGCGAAATGAATCTCACACGCGGAGGTTCGGGTGTCGTTCAGATCAACGACATTAAAAATGCGGCGTGGGAGAAGAGAGCATTTTGTCATACGCAATCAGTTAACGCCGCCGCTTCGATTGCCTACGACTCCAGTCACTCGGGTTGGTCGAACACTGCTTATGCGATCAGCGGCCTGCGCTTGATCATCCGGGGCGGCATCACCTTCGCCGCAGGCGGCGAGGTGACGTTGTGGGGGAGCCCCTAGATGGCGCTCGACTTTCCCTCCTCCGGCCTCGTCAACGGCCAAGTCTACCAAGGCACCAACGGCATCATCTATACGTGGTCGGCGGCGATGGGCGTGTGGCTGAGCCAAGGCACCGGCTCGTCCAATGCCAGCACCTCAACGACTCCTCCGGTCAATCCGGGCAACGGCCAACTGTGGTGGAACAGCGATCTCGGCCGCCTGATGATCTTCTTCATCGATGCCTCGGGGCCGCCCGGCCAGTGGGTTCCGGCGACGCCGCCGCAGCCGCCGCTGGCGCAACCGATGTTTCGCCAGATCGCGCGCATCGTGCCGACGGCGGGGCAGGCAACGGTCGATTTTCAAAGCATCCCGAGCGACATCAACGATCTTGAGATGCGGTTTGACGTACAGCCGCAGAGTACTCCTTCGTTTTTGAATATGAGGTACTTCGACGGTACTGGAACTATTGTCGCTACGGCGGGTGTTTATACGTTCTCGTCGCTTTATTCCTATCATGCGGCGGCAGCAGGCACGGCCACCGGCATGTACGCGAGCGGCAGTGCTGGCAACTCCTATATCATGTTGACACTCAACACGACCGGCTGGGGCGCTATTGTTTCTGCTGCCCACTCAGTTCAAGGCTCAGTGAAGATCAACAACATCAGAGAGACAGGGCGTATCAGGGCCTGCGAATTCAAAACGCACTATCTCGAAAGTACAGGTACTAATTACGGTGACATCGTGGGTGGCGGCAATCTGACCGTAGCCGGTGCAATCACCGGCCTGCGCTTGTATTTTAGCGCCAGCAACTTTGCCGGGACGGGCGCGGTCGCGCTCTATGGGAGCCCCTAAGATGGCGCTCGACTTCCCCGCCTCCCCGTCGCCCGGCCAACTGTACGTCGGGGCTAGTAACAACGTCACGTACATCTGGAACGCGACTTACCAGTCGTGGCTGCCGCTCAGCATGGCGGCCAATCAGGCGGTCGATTTCTATGCTCAGTATTTCGGGGCCGGGATCAGCACTCAAGCTACAATAGTTTTTCCTACAATCGTCAGTGGAAATTCTGGAGGATGGTACAACTCTTCTAACGGGCGATTTACACCACCGGCTGGCCGCTATCACATCTTTGCCAGCGTCAACACGGGATCGAACAGTGCTGCGTCGGTCGTCACTTGTTACTTGCGCAAGAACGGCACGGTCATCCTGTCGTCATCGCAGGTTCCGGGCTCTGCTGGCTGGTATGGCGATCCGCAGATCATCACCAATCAGGACGCCAACGGCACAGATTGGTTCGACATACAGGGATTTAGCAGCGCCGGTGCCAGCGGCAACAACCTCTATTCGTTCTTCGGCGCGTTCTCGCTGACCGCAGGCGGCACGCCGCCCGTGCTGCCGACCAGCGGTGGCACGGTGACGATCTCCGACACGCCACCCGCCTCGCCGGTCCCCGGAAACCTGTGGTGGAACTCCACGACCGGCACTTTGCTGATCTACTATTTTGATGGAAACAGCTACGCTTGGGTGCAGGCATCGGTGACGCCGACGCCCAGCCTCAACGCGCCGCCCGCCTTGATGGTCTATTCCAGTGCAGCCAACATCGCCGTGCCGACTTCAGCGACCACCCTCAATTGGGATACCGTCGACCTCAACACGACCGGCGGCACGTATAGCGCTGGCACCTTTACGGTGCCATCCGGCAAGGGCGGATTGTGGAACTGCCAGCTTCATGGCTATTTCGTCAACGGCGGTAACGGCAATTGGGGCTACGTCTATCTCTATCTTCTCGTCAATGGCACGAACACCCGCATTTCCTTGAGCACGATACCACCCAACAGCGTGCCGCCCTACGTCACCATGGAGTTGAACAGCCTGATCAGGCTCAATGCGGGTGACGCGGTCACGTCGGCATTCGGCGGCAGTCAGACCGGCATGACCCTCAATCTGTTCTCCGCGCCCAACCGTTCCAGCTTCTGGAACATGCACTATCTGGGGGGTTGATCATGGCCATCGATTTCCCCGCCTCCCCGATCAACGGCCAAAATTTCTACTCGTCATCGAACAACGTGACGTACCAGTACAACGCTACCTATCAGGCGTGGTTTCCGGTCAGCATGACGGGGACCGGAACGGTGGACTTCTTTGCAAAATCTGCTCAGACCCTCACCGGCACAACGACGGCTATCGTTTTTCCGACGGTGATCTCAGGGAACAGTGGAAATTGGCTAAATTTGTCCAACGGCAGATTTACGCCACCGGCAGGGCGTTATCACGTCACGGCGGGAGTGACTATCAACAACAGTGCCGCTGCGACTGTTGAAGTAGATATCCGAAAGAATGGCGTTTCTGCCCTCTACGGCATCAACAGTGCCCCGGCTGGTTGGCAAGGTGTCGTTACTGATGGAAATTTTGATTGCAGCGGCACGGACTACATCGACGTAACGGGCTACGCTAATACAGGCACCACATCCAGCCCGCAGCATTGGTTCACCGCATCCACCATCCCCATCTTTGCCGCCAGTCAAGTCGCACCCGGCTTCATCGGCGTGCCGTGGCGGCAGCTTGGCCGAGTCGTTCCGACGGCGGGGCAGGCGACGGTCGACTTCCAGAACGTGCCAAGCGACATCAACGACCTTGAACTGCGCTTCGACGTGACGCCGGTAACAAATACTGTGGCTTTCGAAATGCAGTTCTACGATGGCAGCGGAGTTCTTGATGCGACAGCAGCACATTATCTCCAGTCAAAGATGCTTGCTAGTACGGGGACAGGCTCCGGTGCTGCACCAAGCGTCTACACAACAGCGACGGAAGGCAGCATCAATGATCGGATGCTCCTGAGCACAGGTGTAGCAGGTATCAACGTTTCCAATAGTGCGAGCGGTGGTGGCATCAACGGGCGTGGAACTATCACCAACATTCGTGATGCAGCGACGAGGAAGCGTTTTCACTACCAGGCGGCCTATGCCAACGATGCCTTTACTGCTGTGATCTTTCTCAATGGTACAGCCGAGCGAACTACACTTGGGGCAATTACCGGGCTGCGTCTGTTCTGGAGTTCCGGCAACTTTGCCGCAGGCGGCGCGATCACTTTGTGGGGTTCACCCTAAAGGAGGAAGTCATGACGCGAGGTCTGATCTTCTGGGTGCTGATGCTGATCTGGCTAGTGTTCGGAATTTTGTGGCACTTCGCTCTGTTCACCGCCACGGTTGGCATACTGGGTGGCACAGTGCTGTTGTTCATCCTGTTCGCCCTGCTGGGTTGGCAAGTGTTCGGTGCGCCGATCAAAGGATAGGAGAGTTTAATGTGCGCTTAGGTGAACTGGTGATGGTTCTTTTGTTGGCTGCTTGTGCTGACGATGTGACGGTGCCGCCGCCAGATCTGCTGGTCCGGCGTGACAAGGGTCTTATTCTTGCTGGAACACTTATGATCACCGTGACAGCGCCTGATGGAGCGAAGTTGCACATCAATCCGCAGTTTATCACCAAGATGTATCCGACGCGCGAAGCTCAAGACAAAGGCCCCAACCAGATGGTCGTTACCGGCGCACGCTGCGTCATCACCATGGCCGACAGCAAGTTCGTATCGGTGAAAGAACCGTGCGACTACATCCTCAACCTGATCGAAGGCAAACCAACCCGTGGCCGATGATCCTACCCCGAGCACTATCACAGCGGCGTTGCAGGCGCTCAAAGCCAACCCGCTGATCATCAGCGTGCTGCTGCTCAACGTGCTGTTTGTAGGCGCAGGCGCTTGGTATTTGATCAGCGCTGAGGCAGGGCATGCCGAGCATCTTAAGATGATCCTCGACAGATGCTTGCCGAAAGGGAGCTAACTAATGGCTGAGATGGACTTCCCGCTATCTCCTACAGTTGGCCAGCGCTACACCAACTCAATTGGTGTCGTGTACGAGTGGAACGGTTACGCGTGGGTGGTCGGGTTCTACGACAGTTCCACGCAGACGTTCCTCGTTCTTGGCGACATCCTCGATCAGATCCGCACGCTTCTGCAGGACACCGACAACTCATCGTCGGCAGGGTATCGCTACTCCGACGACTCGATTGTTATGAACATCAATATGGGTCTGTGGGAGATGTACAGGCTGCGGCCCGATATCTTTCTCGAAACGAGTTATGTTGTGCCACAGTTTCTGGCAGGCGACCCGAGTGCCACATGGCCAATTGAGCAGCAGTGGGTTCCCGCCATCGTCTACTACGCTGTCGGTATGACGCAGGTGCGTGATGACGAGGGCACGCAAGATACGCGCGCCTCGGCTTTCTTGCAGAAGTTCAACGCAACTCTGGTGGTGTCCAACCAATGACCGAGCCACTGCCCTATCGAGGTCTTTACGAGCGGGTGAAGTCGATTATTCCGGCGGCACCTGACGCGCTGATCCGTCAAGAGATCACCTATATCATGATGGACTTCAGTGCCGACACGAATATGTTCGTGGAGGAGGTACCGCTCAATATCCAACCCAACACGCTGGATTACCCGTTCATCCTTCAGAACGGCGGTCGACCGAACCGATTGATGGTGGTCTACGACCCGAACACGATCACGAGTGGCTACTACAATTGGGCAGATGGCGGCATCTCGATGCGAGTGCCTAACATCATTCGGCTGGCACGTGCGCCGAGTGAGGCGAAGTTGTGGACGGCAGTCATTGCTAAGGCGTGCGGTACGCCATTGATGGACACGGGCACGCCGCCCAAGCCGACAGGCTATCCCGAGGTCGATGCGTGGATCATCGACAAGTACGTCGACACACTGTGTTACGGCGTGTTGTGGGCTCTGCAGCGCCTACCTGCGAAGCCGTTCCGTGACCCTGTTGGGGCCAAAGAGAACGATCTTCTTTACAATTCTGGTAAGTCAAACGCGCGTGTGAACAACATGTGGGCCAACGTCTACAACGCGCAGGCATGGAGGTTCCCACAAGCGTTCCGAACGATCTCGCGGAAAGGGTGGGCGTGATGGCACTGAGCGTCAAACACAAATTCACCTCGCCCAAGGCCGATGGGACCGACAGTACGTTGGTCAAACCATCGAACTGGAATGACCAGCACGACATTACGACTGATCAGGCGGGCGTTGTTCTGGGTCGGGATACGACGGGGGCGGGTCCTATACAGGAGTTGCCATATACGACGATCTTTCCGACCGGTGTCGTGTTGCCGTTCGCTGGGACGACGGCTCCTAGTGGCTTCCTGATGTGCAATGGACAGCAAGTTCTTCGCGCCGACTACCCTGCTTTGTTTGCGCTGATTGGGACGACGTGGAACACTGGTACTGTCGATGCTTTGCACTTCTGTGTTCCTGACATGCGTGGTCGAGTGCCTGCTGGTGTCGATGGTGGTACTGGGCGCATTAGCGCTGTTGTTGCAAACACACTTGGAGCGACAGGCGGGCAGCAGCAGGCGCGAGCGACGGGTCTCAACGGTTACGTAGATGTCAATGTCACTGTCAATGTGAGCGGGGCCAACTGGTCAGACGGGACCAACTTTTACTACACGGGCGGCTTGGCATCGGCGGGGGCGGGATCAGGCGCGGGGTCAACCTTCGTCCATAGTGGCAACTGCCCTGTTGTCTACACACCGTGGAGCGGCAGTGGTAGCGGTAGTGGCAGCGGTACTATTCGTAATGATGGTAACAACTACTCGGCCTTGATCAACACAGTTCAGCCGACCATCGCCATGAACTATATCATCAGGACCTGACCAATGCCGATGCTGCGGATAGAACACTTCGGAGGCATGTTCCCTCTGCTTGATGGGAACTTGTTGCCGGACTATGCCGCCGATCAGATGATCAATGGGTTCATCCAGTCTGGTCAGATCCGTCCGCTCACTGCATTGGAGTCGATTTACAACGTTGTAAACAATGCCACGCGTTCAGTCTTTCGAGTGCCGATCTCGAAACCCGGCATCGACAATATGATAGACAGCTATTGGTTGGAGTTTCCCAACGAGAATACATGGGTGGTGAGGAACCCGTCGTCAGGACTGGCCCATGGCGGCACGTTCTATTGGGCGGATGGAACGACAGCGAATTATACGACGAAGGATCGTATCGTTGCTGGTCAGCCAACGTTGACACTCGGCATGCCTGCGCCTCATACGGCTCCGGGTGTCGTGGTTACTGGCGGCACGACGCCGACAGAGACCCGTGCTTATGTCTACACATGGGTATCGCAGTATGGCGAGGAGAGCCAACCGTCACCGGCTACGCTTGTCACAGGCAATGCCAGTGGCACGTGGACAATTACGCTGACGGCACCGACGGCACCTGATCTGGCAGGACGAGCGTTCGGTGCATTCCGCATCTACCGCACGGTGACTAACCAGCAGGGTGTTGCGACATTCTTCTTTGTCGTTTCGTTGCCCTATGCCAGCTTCACTGGATCTATTGCCGGGACGACGCTCACGGCGACGAACCCTGTTACTGGTACTATTGCTGTTGGTCAGACGATAACCGGCACAGGTGTGACGGCTGGGACGACGATTACTGCCGGTGCTGGCACATCGTGGACAGTGAACAATAGCCAGACCGTTGCGTCGACTGCGATGCAGGCGATGACACTCACCTATGCTGATACGATCCCCAGTGGCACAGTGGCACTGAACGATGAGCTTGAGTCGACCAATTGGGCACCACCACCGGCTGGGCTCAACGGTTTGGTGAATTTGCCAAACGGCATGATTGCAGGCTTCGTTGCGGACGAGGTGTGGTTCTGCGAACCGTATCGTCCGCACGCATGGCCTCCTCAGTACGTGCTTGGTGTTGATGCTCCCATTATTGGCTTGGGTGTTCAGCAACAATCGCTGGTCGTATTGACGACAGGCTTTAGCTACATGGCAATCGGTATCAAGCCATCTGCGATGGTGTTGTCCAAGGTCGTTGGTCTTGAGCCTTGCACGGCGATGGGTTCCATCGTGAGCGCGCCAGAAGGTGTGATGTATACCTCGGTGAATGGCCTTATTGTGGTAAGCGCTGGTGTTGGCGTGAATGCTACGGCGCGTCTGGTGCGTAAGGATCAGTGGCCAAAGCTTCTCTATTTGCCGAACCTACATGCGAGTTATATCAATCGTTCCTATTTCGCCGTGTCGTCTCCCAACGATGGTGTGTTCCAAGAAAACACCTATCAAGTTGCTACGGCATTGAGTGACCCACTGGGAGCCTTTGCTCGACGGGATTTCCAAGGAGCCCGCAACGGTGTCTACATCGCTCTGTCTGAGGAGCGATGGGGACTGGGCATCTATGCCTCTGATCTGCCGACACAGAACGTTATTCAAGACATCTGGACTGGTGAGACGATGATTTTGCGTGGTGGTTCAGGTGGTGGCGGCGGTACCGTCTATCATCTCGATCTTCGCAAGTTCGACCGGTTCTCCAACTACACATGGCGGTCGAAGATCTTCCAAACGACGTACAAGGAGAACTGGGCAGCGGCGAAGGTGTTCTATAAGCAGCCGCCGATCACACCTGATCAGCCGACCAAATTTCGCATGTATGTCGATGATGGGTCCTTGAACTTGCGGCTCATCATGGAGCGCACTCTACCAGCATCGGGGCAGCAATTCCGTCTGCCGTCAGGCTATAAATCCGACCTGATGCAGTTTGAGTTGGAGGGACAACTCCACATCAGCAACGTCCAAATCGCCACCAGTGCACGGGAGCTACGCAATGCCTGATGCACCAAAGATGCCGTCGATCCCCATGCCAGCAGGCAAAGAAGATGACGCTACTCGTTACGAGGCGATCTTGGCACTCAAGATGGTGGTCGAGATGATGATGGGTACTCGCGGGCAAGAGCCGGTGACTCGGACCTTTATCGGCGAGAAAGTACCTGTCGCTTACAATGTCGGTGATCAGTGGATACAGCCATCGTCCGGCAAGATGAGCTACTGGAACGGCGATAGCTGGCACTACGTCAGGGGAGCGTGAAATGGCAGACGGTGGTGGGCAGCAGCCCTTTGGGTACGATCCTACCCAGTACGTGTCGCAGGCCACGCAGTGGGCCAACGATTTCTATACCAAGGGCAATGACCAGTATCAGTGGGCAAAGGATCAGTTCGCCAAGAACGAAGGCATTGCCAATCAGATTATCAACTCGTCGCTGTCTAACTCGACGATGTTCGACGACGCGGCACGAGCGGGAGTGTCGCGCTATGAACAGATGTACGCCCCGGCAATGGCGGAGCAACTCAACTTCGCGCGCAATTACGCTTCGCCGGAGAACTTGGCGCTGTACCGTGGTCAGGCGATTGCGGGTGTTGGTCAGGCTTTTGACGCTCAGGCGGCAGCGGCGTCTGATAGCCTTAAGTCTTACGGTCTCGATCCGAAGGCTGTCGCATCCCGTCTCGACGCCACCATCCGCACGCAACGTGCCGCCGCTCAAGCCGGTGCTGGTACCCAGTCCGATATCAACGCCAAGCTTACCGGCCAACAATTACTAGGACAGGCGATCCAGACGGGTCAGCAGGATGCCGCTGTTACGAACCAGTTCGGCAGCATGGGAGCAGCCAATCGTAATCAGGCGATCAACACTGGGCTAGCGACGACGGCTTCTGGAGCCTCGACATTGGGTACTGCACCACAGTGGCAGGCGATGGGTGCTCAGCAACTGAAAGAATGGCCCAAGGCAGAACTCGACGCGATGGATGCGTCGAACAAGCAGGGGGCGCTGTGGAACGACATCAACCGCACTAACCTGCAGGCGCAGAAGCAGGCCGAGGAGTCAGGTTCCGGTATCGGTGCTGCGGTCGGTGCTGGTCTGGGTCTCGCCGCCAAGTTCCTGCCGATGGCATTCAGTGGTGGTGTAGCACCGGGTACTGGCTCGCGCTCTGAGTCAGGGATGAGTTTCGCCTATGGCGGTACAGTGCCGAATTTCGCAGCCGGTGGGTTCTGGGGTGGCTTCGCTCAAGGTATGAGCGGGACCTACGGCAAGGGTGGCGGCAGTGACCCGCTTAGATACCGCAAGACGAATACTGACTCGACCAACCCACGAGATGCTGGGCTTCCGGGGTCAGATGCCATCGCTAAGAATGCCGCCAGCGCCTATGGCGGCGTGCCGGTGCCCGGGCAAGAACAGAAGGTTGAAGATACGCCGCCTGCAGTAGTCGGTGGCGGGGGTGAGAGTGATGCCAGTGCTTTCGCCGATAGTGGCTATGATAGTGGCTACGGTGCTTCGAGTAGTGGTTATGGCGGCATTGGCGGTGGCGATGTTGGCATCGCTGGAATTGCCGGATTGGGCGGAGGAGATGTTGGTGGAGGTACCGGCATTGGCAGCGGCGAGACCTACGCTCGCGGCGGCGTGACGATAGGACCGCTGGGCCGGTTGGCTCAGCATATTGCCGGTGGTGGCATGCCACAGCCGCAGATGCAGGCGATCCAAACTGGCAGTGTCGTGCCGCAGTCGGCTCAGGTTCCCGGCATCCCCGGACCTGACACAGTACCCGCGTTGGTGGCTCCGGGTGAGGGAGTATTTCCCAAGGATGTCATGCAGTGGCGTGGTGAGCAGTGGTTCCAGAAAGAGATCGTTAAAGCGCGCAGAGAGATGGAGACTCAGCGGGTCGCGAAGCCTGAGGAGAACCCTGTCCCGCCACAAGCGCAGCAGTCGGGTCCGACCTTCGCGTCACAGGGGGCGATGCAATGAGTTTCCATCGGGACATGCTCGACGGCATCAATGCCTTCGTGGCGATCAACAACACGCTGAAGGACAACCCGTACGACCAATACTACAGGTACAAGATCGAGACGGACAAGGACTATCAGATCTGGAAGGCGAAGCAGAAAGGCGGGATGAAGGGGCCGTGGACGGTCAATCAACCTCCTGCTGCTGCGCCTCAAGCAGTGCAGACGGGTGCCGTCAATATGCCGGGTGGCGGCACGCCTATTACGACACCGGGTGGATCACAGTTCCCGGGTGGAGCACCAGCACCACCTGAGCAGTACACAGGTACCGGTGGTCTTTACAATCGTGGCGGTGTAGCGCGTCGCTTCCAGCGTGGTGGTGTGACCGACGTCGAGTCACCTGACACCGATGATCC